GTCACCCCGGCCAGTTATGGTCATGACAAGCACCAGCACATAGCTGCCCAAAAACGTAGCCCCAAACATCAACGCTAAAAACCGTTGTGCTATTTTGAATGGGGCATAAGCAGTCATGAGGTCTACGCGGGCTTTGCTGCGGGCTGCAATGGCCTCTTCGTCACTTGTGTGCATATCATCAATCAGCTTCATGCCCTGACTGATAACGTCACCTGACCCTAGTATCTTTCCTAAAACTGCTAACATTATTTCACCTTCAACATCAGTTTAAGTTTTTCTATCTCAATCTCCAGATCATGCACCCGCTTGACCGTATCCTGCACAGACTTTGGTGGTTCAAACTTGTCGATCCAATCATCGTTTTCTTCTACCTCTTGCATTGTTAGCTCAAGGTTATGCTCAAGAAAACTGATGCGCTCGGTCAGCCCAAAATAAACCCAGACGCTGACAGCGGTAAACGCAATCATGCTGATTAGGTTTCTCAGCGGGATAGTAACCTCGCTGGCCTCATTTAATCTCGTGGCTGTGCTTTTAGTCATCAGCCAGCGCCCGCATACGTTTGACCAGCCGGTTCGCCCGGTTGGTTACCTGCTCATACCAGCGGCTGTCAACCATCTCATCTGCCGCACCTGCCCAGTTGCGTTCATCAACGCAACGCTTCATCCCTCGAAAGCGCTTCATTGTGGGCAACCCCATATTAAACATTTGGTTAGCAATAATCCTCTGAGCCTCTTCGGGCAGGTCAGCAAAATCTTCATAAAGCCGGTGACAATCCTCGCGCACTATAGCAATGTCCAGATCAAATAGCTGCTTCATGCGGCGCTCAGTAATTGTAAAGCCCTCTGGCTTGCCGTGTTCTGCATCACCAGCCACAATCTTATGACCCACGCCTACAGTGAGATGGTTTTCTGTGCAGCGGTACACGTCTAGCCTCATGCCCTCATCAGCAATTAACTCTTCGCGTAGCTTTTCGATATCCATTACAGCCTCATTTCTTTAGCCAGCGCGACAGCTTTGAGCCAGCTTTCTTCTTCAGCATCGCGAGTAAACGCACCGCCCTGCAACCGCTTACTGTACTGCTGTATCTGACTGACGTGGAAGAATAAGCAGCTTCTATGTTCCTTGCCACACAGCACCAGTATGTCATAATCTGCCCACTCCTTTGTGTTACGCGGTAAATGTTTCTGCGAACAGCCAGACCCAAGCTGAAAATGATAAGCCGGAGTTCGCTTGCCTTTAGCAAGTATAAGCGAGCTAGTCTTAACTTGTATCCTAAGAACTGTGTTATCAGTCTTTGAAATAGCCACGCCATCTATTTTATCCTGTGCTGCTTGTGCATATGCCCATCCAGTCATGCCTAATATTACCCCGGCAGCAAAATGCTCACCGGATAGTCCAATCGTGGTACTCATGCAAACCCAATAGCCCCGGCTGTTGATACCATAACTGCTATGAACAAGCCTACCACAACAACCACTAGCGCGAAAACAGCCAAACCTATTTTCATGTTTTCGACCATCTCATTATGCGCTATAGCTGCCCGCTTGGCAGCAGCTAGTCTAGCCTCGCGCTGTTCGCGCAACGCCTTGTTATGATGGTTGATGATTTCCTGCCACGTTGATGGCTGGTCGGCTGGTTTAGGCCAGCGCATATTAATCATTGTAGCCACGGTCTGCATTTCCTCGTTCAAACGCTTCGCCTCTAATACAGCGTCAATTGAGCCTTTAAAACTAACATCACTAACCCCGGCCTGCTTGTTGCGTTCCTCGTTTAGTTTTTTCTGTGCTGAAAACAACGTGCCGATTTGCTCCGACAAATCAGCTACTGATTGAACATCACCCACTCGTGCCTTGATAAATGCTATCGCATTTGACGCAGCAGATACCGCCATCAGCGCCGTGCTTATCGGTTCCATTAGGACAGCATTCCTTTTTTCAAAGGTTGGCACCGCCATTTTTTAGGCATCAGGCCGTGTGTCATTTCGCCAACGTCACGACCCATTTCCATAGCCCGCCGTTCACAAGCTGCGCGGGTATCATATGGGCCACGAGTGTCATGAAACTCGACGCAATCGGTAGGGGTCGCTATCGCGCAGGCCAGAACAATAGCCTTAAACATCGTCTTTCTTCTTTAGGCTTTGGTATATGCGAATGACCGCAAGACTAATACCTAACACAGTAAAGGTCAGCGCCATCCACTCATTTAGTGGGGCAAGCCAAACAGGGCTAGTAATAGCTCCCGTGGCAATAGCCATATCTGTCTCCTATCCTAACGCTGTAATAATTAATTTTGGCATATGAAACTGTGCGTTAGGGTTAATGCCGTCCCAATGATAAGTTGAGTTTAAAATTGCTTCATAGGAAGAGCTGGGTTCACGGGCTTGTATTTTTAATGTTTTAGCTGATGTCCAAGTAGCCTGTCGCCCTGTTGTGGTATCAGCGGAACCGCCAATCGGCAAAACATATTCCAAAGTTTGTAACCACTGTGCGTTTGTGTTTGAGCTAAGACTTGTTCTCGCTTTTGTAACTTCATCAGAATCTACAAAGAATTTAAAATGACCTATCCCATAACTGTCGCCGAAAACGAAAGCAAACACGTATTTGTAACTTACCATTGTTGTGCCTGTTGGCGGTGTGTACGAAATACTAGAGCCAGTCACATCATCATAGCTTGTAGTAAGATTTTGTGCTGCTGTTACGTTTGCTGCTGTGTATGTGCCGCTTCCTACTGTGTAATCTTGACCATCACAAAGCATAACAAGCTGTTCTTTGATATTACTACCACTCAAACCAGTTAGGTTAGAACCATCCAAAGCTGGTAGAGTACCTGACGTAGCCAGCTTATCCATAGTAACAGCATTGTTACCAATCTTGGCTGTGGTAATAGCACCATCAGTCACGCTGCCCACACCCAGCACATCACCAAGAGCAACCACAAAGTCTATGCTGTCGCTGCTTGTAAGTGCGCTGTCAAAGATAAGGTTGCTGCCTGATACCGTGAAGCTGTCTTGTGGTGCTTGGATCACACCGTTGAGAGAGACTAGCAGTTGGTTAGCAGTCTCTGGGAAGTACGCCGCAGAACCTAGCGTCAAAGCGTAGGTTGCTGTAGCAGAGGCAGTAAGGTTGTCCAGCTTGTGGAAGCCACCTGAGATTGGAGCTTTGCCGACATAAGGCATTAGTCTGCCTCCTCTATTGTATTGCCATCTTTCGCTGCCCATTCAAGCAGTGCGGCGTAGTCAGTGTTGTCTGTGCTGATAGGCACAAATCTTGTCACACCGTTTTCAACCATTCTAATTCCAGCATTATTGCTGTTTAAATCCACATAATATTGTGCGCTAGTAATGTTCATTTATTATAACTCCGCATTAGCTTCAACGTAAGCAGTAAGACCGTCAAGGCTATTACTTGTTTGTGAATAGCCATTCAATCCGTGTCTTGACCTTGAGTATGACGCAGAAATAGCTATGTTTCCCCCTCCGCCATAATTTTCTGCGTTGGCAGATGCACCGTCATGAGGAGAATAAAAAGTGAGTGTGGGTATCGCTCTTAAAAAGACAGGGAAGTTTCCGAAAAACGTATGCCGATTACTGCCAATATGAACCGCCATAACCCGACCCTCAAAGTCGGTAGCACCACTATCAGTGCCACCCGGATTATTAAATCCAAACCCACTGTAGTAATAGTACCTCTGACACCTAGCCAACTCATCTCCAAAGCTGCGGTGTTCAAACGGCGTGGCTACATCTCCGACTTCAAGCTGGACTCCAGTGATGTAGAACTCATATGTGTCTGAGATTGGTAAACTAAACCTACAGTAAAGGTGGTCATATGTTGCGTTATAGCTGCCAGATGGATTAGGCAGCGTAACAGTGTAGGTAAATCTTTGCCAAGAAGTTGTAATGCTGTTGCTCTGCGCCGTTGTGGCATTACTAGAGTTTGCCCAAAGCAAATCAAACACTGTGTCTACTGTTATTGCTTTTGAAGCCTTTGCATAAAAGCTAAAAGTCACAGTTTGATTTTTAAATCTACGACTATCTTCAATCTTTTGTTGCACTACTGGGTTAGAACTTGCCGCTGATGTCATAGCAGTTTTAAAAGCGTAGACGAATGGTTGCAGTTCGCTTCCCATATCATACTGGCTCATTGTTCCTGCGCCATCCCGCAAGTTAGTATTCCAGCGGTCTGCGGTATAATATCCCCATCCAGTAGATGTTGATGAAATTGAGCGTTGCCAGATAGTCATAGAACCGTTGATGATACGGTTTCTCGCACCAGCAAACTGGGATTGACCGGCTGGTAGTATTTTCGATAAAGCCATATCTGTCTCCTATCCTATTAAAAATCCAGAAAACCGGACATATGACCCATAAAATGCAATTTGACTTGCTCCTGATTGGTACAAAGCAAATTGAAAAGTTTGCCCTGCGGTTAAAAACCATTGTCTACTAATTTCAGTAGAACCATATACGTTAACGTCTTGGTGGAAATAAACAGTCCAATCATCTTGAATGGTTGTATTAATTACTGAATTTACAGATAAATAATGTCCCGCCGCCGCCGTTCCTATTTTCTGTGCATACAGACTAAACATAAAATTATAAAGACCTGTTATGGGGACAGTGAATTTCCCTGTGGACGTATCGAAATGACCACCTACATTACCCAATCCTCCACCACTAGCATCAGTCCAATTCACAGCATAAGTGTTTAACAAAACTCCATTTTGACCGGTTGTGTGTGAGGTTCCACCTACTATGGCAGTCCATTGCGCACCATCAGGAAGTGTGCGCCAGGCACCTGTTTGTCCTTTTGCAAAAAACGCTGGTCTTGCTGGCGTAAGAACACGATTGGAACTATCAATACTTATAGCTGTACCAGATGTGCTTGCTGTTGTAATGCCAGCCACACCTTGTACGCCAGCAGCTAACTTGGCAGCGGTTACATTGCCATCAATAATCTTAGCTGTGCTAACAGACGCATCAGGTACTACAGAGGTTTGCAAAGCCAGTGAGTTGTAGACCACATAAATATCGTCACTTGCTACCACTGAGCCAGTAAGCGTTACCGCTGTTCCTACAACTGAATAGGCTGTGGTTGGCTCTTGCCTTACATTGTTGA